CCAGCACACATGATATCCGGGGATATCTGGAATGTTGGGCAGTGCATCGTTGTACAACTGCATTCGGAACATTTCGAGCCGCTCATCTTCCGAGATTTCACGGTCCTGCGTCGTGCGCCGGTCCTGCGTCTGTCGGGATTGACGACTAACACCTGGTTCCTGCTTCAGGCGTCCATCCATATAATCGTTGAGATCTTCAGACATTAGCTCTCTCCTTTTCAGCGAGCTGAGTTACGATCATATTCTTGGTACGCCTTCAGTAGACGCTTGCGAGCAACAGGGTCGTCCCAAGCACCTGCGTCCATCATAGCCTGTTTACGCTCGGGTGTCACTACCACCTCATTGCGCGTATTTACAGGCGCGTACTCGCGAGTATTTCCGGTCGGCGGCGCCTTACGGCGCGGCGTCCTATCCGACCCTGCAGGCTCGCCGGTATCGACATTCATGCGCCCGGCCACGCGCCGCGTCAGCTCATGCCAATACTCCTCAGACGCCGGGTTCCAGCCCTCGCGGACCATCCGATCGTCAATGGCCTTGGTGACGGCGCTGTCCTCGTCACGGCCCTGCGGGTCGTACCACTCGTTGGCGGCCAGCCACTGCTGCGCGTAACTCTGCACACGCGGGTCAACGCGCGGGGCAGTCGCCTGCTTGGCGGCTTCCTCAACGCGCTGCTTGTAGGCAGAGAGCTGGTTCGCACGATCGCGCGCCTCATCACGCAGCCGCAGGGCCGTCGTGTGATCGTCGCCGTTGCCTGCCTCTATGGCGCGCGCCATGATGGCTTCAGCCTGCCGCGCCTCGGCCAGTGCGTGCTGCATCTGCTGTTCCACGCTGGCCGCGTTCTGGGTCAGGGTGCTGCCCTCAACCGCGGACATGCGCTGCATCAACTCGGCATTCTGTTGGCGCAGATAGGCAATCTCGTGCTGCGAGCGCTCCCTCGCCGCCTTCTGCACCTGACGGCGCTTCGTGCGTGTGTCGCGGGTGCGGCGGGACTTTTCTACAATCTCGCCCTCGGAATCTTCTTCCGAGACGCCCATGCGGCTCTCATCGTCGTCATCTTCATCCTCGTCGGGCTGCGTCTCGGCCTGCTCAACCTGCTCAGTCCCGTCGGTCTCCACGATGACGATGTCGTCGTCGTCTCTTTCATCTACTGCATTGGTCATGATCGGCTCCTTTTAGCCTGATGGATCAGACAAAGGCCTTCATGACCAGCGGGTCGCCGGTGACTTTGCCAATGAGATCCAGATCGTTGAGGATTACGAAGATGATCTCCTGATCATCGTCGATCTTTACCGTCCACTTGTCGCCACCGTATTTGGGAACGCGGACGAAGTCCCCCGGCAGTGCCCACGAACCCTCGGGCCATGGCTCTTGTGTGTTGCGGTTCTTGAACGCCAAATCGCCAACGGCCACGACCTTGGCGACCTGCGTGTTCCAGATCTCGGTGTCCTTGGTGTCGCCAGTCAGGATGATGCCGCCGGCCGTCTTGCGTTTGGCCAGACGGATTTGACACAGCACGCGGCTGCCAAAGGGCTGGACGCCCGGATCTACGGCCGGGAAGGCCTCATCGAGGCTGCCATACGCAAATTGTACCTTGTTGACTACATAGTCTTGCACGGGTGCTCCTCCGCTCAAGTGGTTAAAGATTAAAGTCTTTTCGTTCGTTCTCCGCGACCATGTCGATCAACACGGTTTTGGCCAACTCAAGACCGGCGAACATGCCAACAACACGCCCGTACTCGAACGTGTCGCGGCCTTGAGGTTGCTGCAACGCATCGCGCGCCAAATCGGTCTGCGATTGCTCCAGTCGCTGCAGGAAAACCTCAATTCTCATGCAGGCGTCTTAGGCGAACTCTTGCCGCCCAGTGCGCCCTTGCCGGCGCCCGTCTCGACAGCTTCACCCATCGCCAGACGCTTGTGCATCGGCATGGCGTCGGCGCTGACCGGATTGCCTTTGGTATCGCTCTTCATCGTCACTCTCCTTACGGGTTGATGCCTGTGCCGGTGGATACGCTAAAGCGCTCGCCGGTCTCAATCTCGAGCTTGGCGAGTTCCATCGCCGTCAGATTGTCTTGCGTGTTCATCGCCTGACGCACCTGCATCTCGGCCAAGTTGCGCTGGTTATCCATCTGATCACTCTCGCGATCGGCGGCGAGGCGCGCCTGAGCCTGCTGCGCGTCAAGTTGCAGGCCGGCCTGGTCAAGCTGCAGCTTGGCTTGGTCGATCTGCGCCTGCTGCTGCATCTTGGCCATATCAAGCTGCGCCTGCTGCTGCAGCTTAGCCTGATTGATCTGCAAAGTGGCGGCGTCGGTCTGCGCCTTTTGCTGAGCCTGCGCCGCGGTGAGCTGTAGGCGCTGGGCATCGTTCTGCGCACGCTGCTGGATTTGCTGCGCCTGCAACTGCAACTGCTGCATGGCCATCTGCGCGTTCGGATCTGGCTGCGGCTGCGGTGCGAGCGACTGCAGCAACTGCTGCGCCTGCTGGATGACGGCCGGGATCGCCGCGAAGATGTCAGCGGCGCCGCCCACCACAGTCTGCGACGCCTCGGCCAGCATGCCGTCAAACGCACGCCGGTCCTCCGGCGTCTTGATCTCCTTGAGCATGTCGCCAATGTCCGTGCCGGTGGCCTCGGTGCCCAATTCGAACACGCTGTAGGCGTACCACAGCGCGATGTGCTCCTTGAGGTGGTTGATGATGCCCGGCAGATAGGTGGGCGCAATCAACTGGCTCATGCCGAGCGCGGGCGACATCATGTAGGCCAAGTGCGTCTTGAGGTGCGCGATGTGATCCTGCTCAGGGAATGCAATGATCGGCCGCCCCATGGTCGCCGCCACGTTCTCGTTGACCGCGTTCTGCTCCTTTGGCTCAAGGGGTGGGTTCAGCAGATCCTTGGCGTTGGGGATCTTGAGCGTGTCGAGGATGCGCTCCTCAACTTTGCGCTGGTTGTACAGTTGCGGCATGACGGCCGCGCGCTGGGCGACGGCCTGCACCTGCGCAAAGCGCTGCGCCTCGCTGAAAATGTTGGGGTCGCTGACCGGCACCACGTCGAGCGGGCCTTCGAAGTCGGCGCGGGTGGCCAGCTCCTCGCCGATCTCAACGTCCGTCTCCTCGTCGTCGAGGTACATGCCGTTGAGGCGGTGCAGGATAGCCAGCAGGCGCTGCATGCTGTTGTGCAGGCGCGCGTGGATGGCGGAGAACACCACCATGCCCTGCTCGATCTTGGCGAGCGTCGTGCCCACCGGCGCGTTGGGGTTGCCGTCGGCGATGTCGTCGATCGTCGTGCGGATCACGCCCTTGCCGGCATCGACGAGGAAGCCGAGCAACTGGAACAACACTGCGCTCGGCGGGTTGTACGGCAGCGGCATGATCAGCTTGCGGATGTCGTCCGCCGCCAGGCCGCCCTCAATCTCCATCACCTGCGTCGGCTGGATCTCAAGGCTCTGCCCGCCGCGCGAGCCGCCCTTCAGCTTGAGCATGGTCTGGCTGTTGCTGATGTGCGCGCTGTCGAGCAGGGCGCGCAGTGCGCCCGTCGATGCCGCCGCGATGCCGCCGACCATGTGGGGTAGGCCGATCGGATACGCGCCGCGCCACGGCACGAACGGGAACTCAACGAACCAGCTCAGCTCTTCCTGCGCCTCGTCCAGCTCATCCCAGTTGCGGTAGATGCTCAGCACCTTGCCGGATGTCTTATCAACGCTGATGATGTAGGGCAGCAGGTCGTCGCCCTCGATGTCGGCGACCGTGTAGATCTCGTAGATCGTGCGCAGCCCATCCTCGTTGTAGGATGTCTCGTTGCGGCCCTCGATCTTGTTGTTCGCCTTCTCGGCAACGCTGAAGTCGGGCTCCATACTGACGGAGCCGATATCCACGTCGCGGTACATGCCGGACTTGACGCGGCGCTGGTAGTCGATCGTGGTCAGATACTGGACGTGCGTCTTGCGCTGCGCCGTGTAGAAGTTGGTCGCCGCGAACGGCAGATACATGTCGTCAATCGCAACGAACAAAAACTCCGGCCGGTTGCGCGGCTCGTTCCAAGTGACTTTCATGTACTGCGCGCCGCCCAGCGGCACCTGGGTGAGCAACTGTTCCAGTTCGGCGCGGAACTCGGTCGCCTGCACCGTGAGCTGCCAGTTCATGAACTCGGTCTTACGCTTGGCCTTCTTGACCTTGTCGCCGGACACGTTGCCGACGATCAGATCCTTGACCGGACCCTGCGGCGGGAACAGCTCCTTGATGGCGCGTGACGAGAAGTCGATGCAGGCCTCGGTCAGCATCGGGTGGACGACCTTGGTCGCGCCCTGAAACTGCGCGCCGCCGGGTGCGTCATCGCCCAGGCCAGTGCGGCGCAGGCCTTCCTCGTACTGCTCGTCCCGTTTCTTGCGCGCTTCCTTGTCCTTGCCGATCAGATCGAGGAACGTCTGCGCAATGTCCGACAACTCGCTGTCGGGCATGTCGATCGCGAGGTTGGCGTAGAAGTCTTCGGAGCGCGGGTCGCCCTCATCGTCATCAAGCCGCACGATGGCGCCGCCGTCTGGCGTGTCGATCACACCGTCGTCATCGTCCTCGTCGCCAAGATCAACGACTTCGGTCTCGGGCAGATCGTCATCGTCTTCCATGCCCGCTCCAATCAACTAGCGTACGGATTGCGTACCGGCTTAGGCGGAGGCCCAGACGGTTCATCTTTTTTGGCCTGTACACTATCGAGCAGACGCTTGTCCATCATCAAGCGCAGCGCCTGCGAGGTCGAGTCGACGTAGTCGTCATGCTTGACGCTGCCCGGCCCGGTGTAGCTGCACAACTGCGTAAGCATCGGATCGACCCAGTTGCGCGGGCGTCCGGGATGTTTGGCGCTCTCGGGCAGCCAGACCATGCGCCGCGCAAAGATCGGCGACACGATGTGCAACCGCGTCAACTTGTCGGCGCGGCCGGGGTTGTAGGCGTAGGCCTCGATGCGCTCGCGCTCCAGCATCTGGCGCAGGCTGATGCCTGAGCCCTTGTCCTCGATCAGCAGGATGTCCGGCTTGCGGCCGCTGGTCAGTGGCTTGCTCGACCCGAACAGCGGCTTCACCAGGGCCGAGTCATCATCGTCACCGTATGGAACGCCCATCTCCCTGCGGACACGACGCAACAGATCCGGGAGCCCCAACTGCTCGTCCCAGCAGTCAAGCAGCATCACGTTGGCCCGCTTCTCGTGCTGGAAGACACCCCACACCGTGCAGGCCGTGGGGTCGGCATCGCCCGATCGCTTGTCGGTAGTGGCCTCGGTGAATGCGGTGTCGAGGCTCATCACCACCAGCTCGAAGCGCGGCAGAGGCTTGTCGTGCGGCCACAGGCGGAAGTGGCTGCGCTTGACGATAGCGCTCTCTTCTGGATCCAAGAGCTCGCCGTGTAACTCTTGACGGCCGAGCGTTGTTTGCTCGTACTGGGCCAGCTGGTCGAAGAACACGTCGGGCAGGTTAGCGCGGTTGTCGTACGTCGAGCCGGTGACGATCACGCGCCCCGGCTTCTTGGCCACGAGCTTGCGCACCAGGTCGCGCGGCTTGGGCGTTGTCGTCCACAGCACCTGCGGCCGCTCGCCCAACCGCAATCCCAGCATCGCCATATCCCACACGTCGTCGTACTGCCAGGCCGCCAGCTCATCGCACCACAGCCGTGCGTTTTGTGGGCCCCGCAAGCGCTCAGGCTTCTCGGCCGTAAAGCCGCGGATCGAGCTGACGCCGCCAACGCAGTTGTACATCTCGATGACGAGATCCGACTTGTTGTGAGCCTTGATCAGCTCGGGCGGGATGACGGACAGTAGACCTGATTCTCCCTCGAAACAGACGAACTTCACGTCCTGATATGTGGGCGCGATCACCGCGCTGTCATAACCTTCAGGGTCGAGATAGACCTGACGCGCCAGCCACTCGGCCCCCACGCGGGTCTTACCGTATCCGCGCCCTGCCATGAACCCCATCTCAACGAAGCCGTCGGGGGCGACTAGATCAGGGATCTGATTAGGTCGCGCAGTCGCCGCCCAGTCGCGCTGCCACAGCAGGAACGCGGCCTGCCGGGCGTCCATCTTGGGCGGGATGAATGGCGCGTTCACGGTTTTATTTTCCACCACCCTTCGCCGCGCTCAGCAGCGCCTGGGTCAGCTCGGCCATGGTCTCCGGCGAGGCCATCTCGACCTCGTGCTTGATGGCGCCACCGTCGGCACCGGTCAGCGCCAGCTTCGACTGCTCGCCGTACTGATTCGGGTTCCATTTCGCCAGCAGCTTGAGCCGCGTCTCAACGCGCACCCGGCGCGAGGCGGGGTCGTCCTCACGATCGTCAGCGATCTCGAGACACTGGTCGGCGATCTCGTGACCGCCGCGCTCGCGCGCGCGCGCGAACCGTCCGAGGAGCTCCGCGTCATCATCCAGCCAATCGTACACCGCCGACTTCCCAACGCCCTGCTCGCGACAGATTTGCCGCAGCGGCTTACCTGACGTGAGATCCTCGATGATGATGTCCGCCAGCTTTGCGCTGCGAATGTTCACACCCTGCGCCATGATCAATCCTCCAACATGCTGTGGCTGCTCTCCAGCCGATCTGCGACCAGTCTAGCATATCCCTCGATGTCGCGCCACGAACCGACGCCATCCTCAAAAACCTGATCAATCATCACCAGCCTCACAAAGCAGATTGGCGGCATCTAGCACCACGACATTCATTCCAATCTCAAACATAAAACTTCCACCTTAAAATGTTCCGCACCGCTTGGCCCCTCTGCCCCTATTCCTTAAGGAATATAGGGGCAGGGAGGGGCCGGAAAAGCGGCTTTTTGCCCCCTTGGCCCCTATTTCCCCAGGGGCCGGTTTAGGGGCCATCAGGGGCCATGTCTGACTTCTTGGCCAAGTTCAGTTGGCCGGCATGATTTTCCGAAATGATGCGATAGCCTTCGCTGTGCCGCTCCATAATTCCGGCGTGAATCAATATCGCTGTGAGGCTGTCAGACCGGCTTGGGTCAATGCGATTCCGCAATGTGCGCTCTGCCTTGCCGGGCGAGTTTTTTTCAAGATATGCCAGCCATGCGCTGCGGCTGATGTAGGGGCAGCCGTCTGGATTTTCCGCGCCGCTATCCCACCACGCATCGCAAAAATTGCCAAATGCCTTATCCTCCGGCCCCGCTTTCTTCCGCTCTGGCGGTGCCTTTGCGGTTACAAGTACGGCGCTAGTAACAGGCTCTCCATCCTCATCTAGCCAGCCGTTGATGGCGACTGACTGGAGTTCCGCGTAGACCGGCTCGGCCTCTTCGGCGTCCTTGGACTTGCGCTGCACGATCTGGATTGGCGTGTCGCCTTTAGCGGGGACGACGCTGATTTCGATCTCGAGCGCGCCCTTCCATGCGGACGATCC